AGGTCCGCCGAACGGTGTGCCAATTATCATGCCTGCGCTGGCTCCGGCCATCCCACCAGATATAGCACCAGCAGCCTTACCACCCTGTTCGGTACGAGCATTCCAAGCAGTCCTACCCATAGCGAGTCCTCCCAGACCCAAGGCACCCGCTGGTCCCATCATCGACCCCATAGCCATCATGGTGCCCGCTGTCGCTATAGCCTGACCGGCATCAGCGCCGTGTGAGCCACCTATCACTCCACCAAGCGTTTGGGCAATCAGCATTCCTGCGATCATCGTTCCCATACCCATGCCCCGGAACGCTACGGGCGTCGTCTTCGGCAGAACAGGGCCGGGCACACCCTTTGGCAAAACCTTGGTTGCGGCGTTGGCGGCACGGCGAGTCGCAAAGAAACCCCCAACCGCCTGACCAACGCGACTATCGGCAATTCTTTGACCCATCCTGTGAGAAATAGCGCCCTGAGGGCCGGTAGGAGCCGCACCACCGATCATGCCCTGCCGCGTCCAGTGCATCATCCCACGACCGCCCTGAGTCATAGCCAACCAGCCAGCAAACAAAACAGCCAAACCACCCATGCCACTAGAACCACCAATAGCGCCGATCAAACTATTGAGACGCTTCAACAAAGGCAGCATTGCCCCAACGATATTACGAATAACAGGAAGCGCAGACTTGAACGCCTTAGCGAACTCTTCAGCAAAATCCTGCATCACAGGGAAAACTTCCAAAGTTAAGAAAGAGAAGAAATCATTGAGTTCAGGCAACATCTCCATGAACTCATCTTTAAAAGCAGTTACTACGCCCAACACGCCAGCAACGAACCTGCCAATTGACGTACCAAACATTTCAAACGCTTCTCTATTTTTATTAATATCTTTGTCGTACTCATTGAAGCGACCCCCCATGAAGTCGCCAATCTCACGAAAAATATTCTTCCAAAATTTCCAAGCAGCCTTACCGGACTCTGAAAACTTGTCCATCCCCGCGCCCAGATTACCGAACCACTCGCTAGTTCCAGCAGTGAAATTTCTCCACCAATCAGCAATATTTCCGTACACTTCCATCAATTTCGGAAGATCATTAACAATCAGTTTGACCCACCAATTAGTGAACCGTTCCACACCACTAACCAACTTCGGAACAAAAGTTTCCAAACCAAACTTCTGAATCGACGCAGGGGTTCGATGCAAACTCCGAAGAACAATATGTTCGATTTGGGCTAGAGCATTACGCAACGGATCCAAAAAGATCATACCCATGTCAGCCAACGCCACATAAAACTTGGTAACCGTCGCCTTGAATCCACCCATCAAGGTTTCATTGAGTCTGCCCATCTGACCCTGAAATGCTTCAGGCGTCAAAGCGCCGCTGCCCATCGCTTTCATAAATTCGTCAGCGCTCATGGAACCGGCCTTACCGGCCACATCGGCAAACATCGGACCCAAACCTCTAAGAGCCTCAACCCCTGCTTTCGTTGACCCACTGCTTTGAACAGCCGCTACGGCTTGTGACATTGCTTGAAAAGCCTTGGGATCCCCGCTGGAAATATTTGCCATTTCCCTCATAATCGCGGCTTGCCTTCTGGTGTCTATCCCAGCACGGCTAAGCATGGCAGCCGTTGCCGAAACGTTCTGCACCCCCATGGGAGCAAGAGACTCTGAACGTAAAGCACCCAGTGCCTCACGGGCATTTTGCATACCTCCAATAAATGGAGACAACTGAGTCTGCTGAAACTGCCTGTTAGCAGCCGTCAATGCAGAAACCAAAGCGACAATGCTCGCGGTGAAACCGGCAGTAGTTACCTTGAGGAAATTGACGGTGCTATTCCACCCGCGCATGATTCCTCTACCGGCAGCCAACGCCCCCTTCATGGCTACAAGACCTATCGTGACCAAACCCAATTCAACGATTAGACCCTTGAAGTTAACTTTGAGAATCGCCTTGCCGAAGTCGGCCATCCTCCGGGCGGCACGGCCAAGGTGAAAAGCCACACCGTCTTTCAACAGATCGTTAGTTCTGTTTAACGTCTTATTAGTTTTACCTAATCTTTTATCAAGGGTACTTAGAAACGCGTTAACCGCAGCAGCCTTAGTCATATCCGGGTCTATTTCAACCCTAATGACTACCTTCTGCTCTACAGCCATGATACGTTACTTTCTATTTATCTACGCCTACCCTTACGCGCCGCTTCCGCCTCTTTCTCTTGCTTCTCACGATCAGCGGCTATCACCATTGCACATGCTATCCGAATCATCCAATCCTCCTCGGAACAATCCAAGAGTTGAATCGGATCAGTGTGAAATACTTCCCCCAGCCGTGCGGCTGTTTCGATAACAGGAGATTCTGCTAAATCTTCTATTATCGAATCGTAGGGTTTATCTCATCAATCTCATCTCCATAACCAGCAGCATCCAAAATCGCCAATGCCGTGGCTTCCAGATGAGGATCAATCCCGTAGAAGTTGCGAATCCCATCAGGGATCGGACGAGTATCACCAGTCATTTCCAAAATCAAATCAGAGGCAAACGTCATGGCAATCCCATTTGTCGGATTTTCCACAATCTCATCGTTGATCAAAATTCCGGTACAGGTCGAACCAACCACATAACAGGCAAACCTCAAAGGATCAAATCCATCCTTGCTGTTTTCACCAGAATTCCGTCGCCATGCACGCAACTGCTGCTGAGTGACATTCGGGGAAAATCGAACCGCAACACCTTCCCGCTCAGGAACACTGATTTCGATTTCGCCTCGCTCAACCTTCTGTTCAACAACATTACGCAACTGTTCCAGAACTGAAGGCTTTGCTTCTTTCTCTACAAGTTGTTCCTTGCTATCTTCGGGAACATCATAAGAAATAGTCTTCGTTACCTTTTCATCAGCCATAATATATTTCTCCATTGGACGTTGTTATGACATCCAGATAATAACACCCCGTTACCGGGGTATCAAGTTTTAAGTTAATAACCTAAACGAAAATTAGGTAGCGGGATTCGCAGCGCCCTCTTTCAAACCACCAATAGCCAAAGTAATGCTAAAGGTCGCAGGCGCTCCAGAAGAAGCATCGCCATCAGGCTCAGTCAAACCAACAACAAGAGCCTCAGTAAAAATTCGGTTATTTGTAGAACCCGACACTACAAGATCACAATTCGTCTCTTCAATAGTGATGTTGTAATACGCACTGCCTACCCGTCCCCGCAGACCAGCAACCAATTCACCGTCACGTTCCGGATCATAATGGCGGGTCAGAGTAACGTCACCGACCTCGGCAGGAGCGCACAGCGTCTCAGGGAACTTCTTTCCACCCTCAAACACCTTCTCCACCGAAGCCGTGATCTCGCCACCAGACACCTGAGCAAAATACCCAAGGAAGTCCGGAGGAGCAGGCATACCATTAACCGTAGTACAAGGCGCAATCCTGCCGATAATCTGCCTCTGTGCAAGTTTCATCTATTCACTCCCTGTTTAGAGTACGCCAGCCGTAAGGTTGGACTTCGTGATGTTGACAGTAATCTTATCACCAACAGCCGACACCCTGACTGCAACATCGGCAGTGACTTGACCAACTGCCAACTGATTAGCAGGATTATTACTATCAGCGACAGTTACCACATAGCCATCATCTACCAATGCGCCCGATGAATCGTGGGCTGAGTACAGGCCACCAGCCTTTTTAATCGGTTCCAAAATGCCAATCAGCGAAGACCGGATGGCCGAAAACAGCCCACCCCGATTGTCGATAGTGGAGAACGTGTGACGTTCCAACTCCAACTCGGTCAGATAAACAATGTGGTTGATCGTGTCCCGTGAAGTAATGAATCGCCAATCGGATTCAGTCACAGAAGCAGAACGGGCACCATAGACACGAACACCGCCGTTAATGATTCGCAACGCATTGATGCGAGAGTTATCCAACTCGTCACCAGTTGCCTTGTCCATCGTCGTGCCTGACGGTGGGGCCAAGCCACTGACATACTTCGCCTCTGAAATAGCGCCAGCGCCAACACGCCACGGGCCTCCAACCTCGTTAGCAGCCTTGGAACGTTTCGCCTGAACATAAGCGTCAGGTGCGTTGGTAAGCGTCAAACCAGCATTAGCCGGATCGGGGATCTTCACCCACGGATAATAGAAGGCCGCATAATGGGCATCGTTATCAGCATAAATCGTTGGGGAAGCACCGCTCAAAGAACTCTTGGCAGTCGTATGACTGGCAGCCTCGGTAAACGCACAAATAGCAATCCGGTCATTTAGTTTCGCGTGATCAATAAGTGCGTGCCAATAAGAGTTAGCAGTTGCAATACCGGGAATCGAAACTGAACCCGGACCAAGATCCTTGCCAATCTTTGCCAAACCCTCAATATAGTTGTCGGTTGAACTGGCATCAGTAACCAGCGTTCCATCAGCACCAGCAGACATAGCCACCGCAGATGTCGCCACCGGCAGAGTCGTGGCCCCCGACTCTTTAGCAACTGTAACCAAATGACGAGTAGGCTCTTCCGCATTAACAGCGGCGATCAAAGCATCAAGCGTGGTCAAATCGTTAGTGTGCAATACGAGTTCGTCATCAAGAAATACCTTGACACGAACACCGGAAACATCACCAGCCACAATCTGAACATCTAGATTTGCTGCCCATGCCCCAACGTCTGCGGCAGAAAATGTGGCAACTGTCGAACCGGCAGAATTAACAAAAGCACGGCTACCCGCTACAGCATCATCGGCTACAGCACGCTGAACATACAAGCGCGATCCACCCTCTTCAAAATAAGTCTGAGCGTAAGTATGCAAGTTTCCTACAACATACTTACCAAAAAACTTTGTGTACTCAGTGAGATTGCGAATCAGTTTAGGCTCAGATGTCTGACCACGTTCAGTGGTACCCACCATAAACGCCTGCGCTGAGATCGTCTCCCCAGTTCCTGATGGTCCGCTTCTAGTTGCGGTGTTAATTACGATTCCGGGCATTCCCCGCGCCTCCGTTGTTGGGCCGATGACGAACTTTGTGGACAAATCTTACATGGCTCTGAAGGTCTTTCATTGCATGTATCTGTCCGCTTTTTATATTAGCACCCATATAGGGTTATCAAGCAGAAGGTATGATGTTTCCTGAAGCAGATGAATATGCACCAGTTCCATCAGCATTTAAAGCAGCCACTCTAAACGTGTAAGAAGTCGCATTAGATAACCCCCCCACAACATGGGTCGGGTTCAAACTTGCAGTATTAGCAACAACTGTTGCCCAAGTCACTCCCTTATTCGTGGAGGCTTGAATTGTGTAACCAGTAATCGGATTAGGCCCGCCACCGTCGTAGGTCGGTGCTTTCCAACTCAGCGTCGCATTGGTGTCTCCACCTGTTCCCCCAAGCATCGTTGGGTTATTAGGAACCTTTTCCATCAAAGATTCGTTCAACACACCAGTCAGCATTACTCCCGCATTCGCACGACCGATAGATTCATACAGACTCAGTTCATACGATAAAAATGAAGCCGCAAGGAAACGTTCACCTTTTAGCAACGTTAGATCAGAAAAGTCTTCGGTAAGGGTTCCCTCATCGACTTTGATCTCACAATCTGTACCTTCCTGTGCAGCGGTACGAAGGGCAGGACGATCTAGTAGTGCATCTCGCACCACCATTGTCATATTGTCTCGGGCAACCGTTACCTCATTAGCCCCTGTGGCCCGAACCCAACAATAGGTACGCATCCGATAAATGACCTGATAAAGAGCATCCAATCCCGGTTCGTAGGAATCTTTAACAATCTGTCCGGTGGACTCCACCAATGTAATCAACGTCGGCCAGTTATCCAAAGTCAAAGGTTCAAACGTCAAATACTTAACTGGGTTCGGAAGTTCACTATCCGACAAACTCAACGTATTCCGATAGTTCAACAATCTTGTCGGCATATCAGCCGCAAGAAAATCATTTACATACTTCTTGGCCGCTGCTGGGCCTTCCATTGTTGCAACCATTAGTCAAACGCCAATGCTTTTAGTTTCTTATATTCCCTAGTGCCCTTTTGACCATACACCAAATATTCCGCCACTTCGACTCCTAAATCGTGGGCGAACCCTTTCGGGACGAACACGATCTTTCTGGCTGGCATGAACCTTGTACCCGTCTGATGAAATTCTGCATATTCTAAATCAGTTCCGAACTGGGCTGTCTTCAATCCAACATGGTTGACCCGACCAGACAGGGAGGTCAACTGACGATACAAATCGCCTTCTCTAATCATCGTAGGCAAATTGCCATACCGTCGTATTTTCCACGACTGGTATTCTAGATCTAGAGCGTTCCACTTTTTCCCAGATGCCACACCATCAGTGGCAAAGTTCATCCGGTTTGCTTTTTTGATTTCGTCGCGTGCCCATTTCAACTGGGAATGGAAATTCGTTGCTCGCCTAACCATGCCCGCAAAATAGGCTCTGGTTTTTAAAACTCCACGCGCTTCGATTCTGCT